AATCATTGGAGTTGTAAACAGATGACATCAAAACCTCAAATGCCCCTAGACGGCAAGTTTGGCAAGGACTGGAAAGTCACCAGCCCATTCGGTTGGAGAATCCACCCTATTGAGAAGTACAAGAAGCATCACAATGGTGTAGATCTCTGGGGACCAAAGGCAAAGATTTACAACGAAGCCTGGCATGATGGCAAGGTCATTGCTGCTGGCACATCAAAGCTAAAGAACCCAGACGGCTCGCTCGGTGGGGTTGGCTACTATGTGGACCTAAGAGTCATCATTGACGGTGAGGCTTATGTGACACGTTACGCTCACATGGTTGAGGGTTCCCTAACTGTTGTCAAGGGCGAGAAGGTCAAGGCTGGTACTCGACTAGGCATCATGGGCAACACAGGTGCATCTGCTGGCCGACACCTACACTTTGAGATTTGCAAGGGTCGGGTTCACCGCTGGACATCTGACGGCAAGGGCTTTGTAGATCCACTCAAGTTTGTCAAGGCAACCATCGCTAAGTGGGAACTGAACGCCGAGGTCAACCTAGCAACACCAGACACAGGTGAGGTTGCCCCTGCCCCAGTTCACGAACCAGTCCCAGTAGTCAAAGCCCCTAAACCCCCAAAGGTGCAACCCAAACTTGCTAAATAACTTAGCCAAAAAGAAAAGCCTACGACTTATGTTTGTGGGCTTTTTTTTATTCTTTATGGTCTGGCAACCAACCCCTGCCTACGCTGCACAAGCTTGGGCCACAATTACCTGTGCCGACTCAACTGGCAATCAACAAAGCTATGCGACAGGATGGAACAATGAAAACAACTACTTCATGGATAAAGGCAACATTGCCCAACACTTTTGCGAGGGTGGTTGGGCTGGCCAGCTCACCACTTTTGTTGGTGTTGTATCTAGTGACGGCACTGAGCTGGATCCTGCTTTGCTTTATCATCCTGGCTACATTGCTCCTAGTCCTATCAGTCCCACTCCTAGCCCTGAAACTGCACCAGAAACTGAGCAAGTCCAACGCACCGAGGATGTGAGTCGAGATGTTGAAAGAACCGAAACAGTTATACGCACAGAGGATGTGGCTCGCACTGAGGAAGTTGTCAGAGAGCCTGAGCCAGTGGCTCCGGTGGCTCCCATAGAGCCAGAGCCTACCCCTGAACCTACGCCCACACCCACCCCAGAACCAGAGCCTAGTCCCACAAGCCCTGTACGCCCTATAGAGCCAACAAAGCCCCCAGAGGTCATAACACCTACCCCAGAGCCTACTGAGGCTCCTACAAGCCCTACAGAGCCGACAATTCCGAGTGAGCCTAGCCCTGAGCAGGTTTTGCCAGAGGAAACAATAAGCATTGAACTAGCGTTAGAGGCAGTCGGTAAACTTGTAAACAACCTACGCTCAATCGGGTCGGATCTAAGTCCAGAAGTACGAGAACAGGCACAGCAAGTAATTGTTGCCTCTGTAATTGTCACCCAGGTCGCATTAGCAGGTAGGAAACCTTGAGGTTTATCAAAGACCAACTAGAACAAGCTTGGACCATTGTTGGTCTAGCTATCGCTTGGGTCGTTCTCGAAGGCACAGCTAAAGACTTTGCAGGTTGGGCCATCCTTATTACTATCGCCCTTTGGGCAGCAACTTACCCTCTACGAAAGGACTGACCTATGTGGTTAGACATCGCACGCAGAACCCTAGCTGTAATCATCTTGAAGGTCACAGGCATCTTTGTCGGTGGAGCAGTTATCGGCCTTGAGGTAGCTCAGGCAGTAGCAATGGCAGCTTTCGCTGGTGTTATAGATGTTGCTCAGGAACTATCTCGCTCATACCTTGCCGATGGCGAGATTGACGCTGATGAGATCAACAAGTCTTTTGGCAAGATTGCCGATAAGACTGACAAAAAGGGCTAACCCCTTAGCTTCTGTCGTTCTTCAGCAGTAGTCCCACCCCAGATGCCTACCATGTGGGCTGATAGGGCATAGTCAAAGCACCTTAGTCTGACCGGACACTCGGCACAGATAGCTTTAGCCTGAGTGATTACATCTTTGCGATCATGGTAGCTACCCACCAAGTCCTCGGGAAAGAATAAAGTCGGGTCATTGGCACACCCAACCCCACCAGGCACATTCCTTACAGCTTCTTGCAGCTCGATGTATTTGCGTTCTAGATGTCTAAATGTCATAGGCCGACACTAGAGTAAAAACACAGTAAATTGCAAACCCACGCCGAGAGAGTTAGCGTGGGCTTGCCGACAAGGAAAGAGAGGGAAACCTTGCCAGTTTCTAAGCTACCAACCGAGATAAACGAGTTGCAGGATGCAGTCCTTCTAGGTGACTTTGCCAACGGATCACCGGAGTGGCACTCACTACGCAATGAACCAGGTGCAGTCGGTGGCTCGGACATCGCTGCTATCGCCGGACTCAGCACTTGGGAATCAGCCATAACAAAGTGGGCTAAAAAGACTGGTCAGATCCCTGATGAAGTCCAACCCAACATGAGCATGAAGCTCGGCACAAAACTTGAGGCACCTATCTTGGAATTGTTTGCCGATGAGCACCCTGAGTTGGAGATCTACGAAACAGGCACTTGGGCAAACAAGATGTACGACTGGGCAAGAGCAAACCTTGACGGACTTTACAAAGATGCTGATGGCAACTGGGGAATCATCGAGGTCAAGTTCTCTCGCGACTACTGGACACAAGTGCCACAGTCTTACCGAGCACAAGTGCTTTGGTACATGAAAGTCTTTGGCATTAGGCGAGCAAAGCTTGTCGCACTAGCTGGCTCTAGCTACATGGAGTTTGACATTGAGTGGGATGAGTTTGAGGCGAACACACTTTGGGATGCTGCTCTTAGATTCCGGCAAGCTTGCCTAGATCTAAAGATGCCTGACTGGGATGGGTCTAACTCGACACTAGAAACTATCAGAGCACTCAGCCCTAACATCGAGGATGGCGAGGCTGACTTGGATGAGCTTGGGGTTCACTACTTCAATGCTGTGAATGACGCAGAGAAGGCTAACAAGCTTTTGACAGACCTAAAAGCTAGAGTTATCAAAGCAATGGAAGGTAAGAAGCGAGGCATCATCTACGGCGAGCACCTGCTCAGTCTTAGATCAAGAGCCGGTGGAGCACCTTACTTGCACCACGAGAAGGGTAAGTAAATGGCACAGTTCAACCTAAATGATTACGAAACAGTCGAGCAACGCATCAAGCGTTTCTACAAGGACAACCCTGACGGCAGAATCATCACCGAGAACCAGACAACGCTGCAAGACCGACAGGTGAGCACTTGGGTAGTCATGGCGAGCGTGTACCTAAACAACGAAACCGACAAGCCAAAGGCAACTGGTCTAGCTTTTGAGGTTGATGGTCAAGGCATGGCAAACAAAACATCTGCATTAGAGAACGCTGAAACATCTGCTATCGGTAGAGCACTTGCTAACGCCGGCTACTCAGGCAACAAGCGAGCCACACGCGAGGAGATGGCCAAGGTTGCAAGGGATAAGAAACCATCTGCAACTGCTAGAGATTGGCTTGCAATGGCAGCAGAATTAGGCAATGACCTTGATGGTTTACGCTTGCTATACAGCGAGGCCAAGACTGGTGGGGCTGACACAGCAACGCTAGACAAGATCAAGGACATCGCCAATGGACTATCAGGCTCAAAGGATTCTGCTTAGTTCCATACTCGAAGTGCAGGAGTGTCTGCATCAACAGTTTGACCGAGGTGAACTTGACCTTGTATCACAGCTATGGCAACTACAACGAGAGAAAGCTAGAAGGCTAAGAGATGGAAATTATTACACCAGGCCACATAGTCCAGGAGCTTCAACGCATAACCCAGGAGATGGACAAGGGGGCTAACGCACTCTACGATGCCGAGTGCAAGATGGCAGATGCTGAGGCTGCTTACGACAAGGCAGTGTCCTTAGCCTTTATCAACAACGCTGGGACTGTTGCAGACCGGCAAGCTGTGGCTAAGTTGCAAGCAGTAGAGGAAAAGCTAAAGGCTGATCTAGCCAAAGCCGAATACAACAGGGTCCGAACCAAGCTAAAAACCTTGTCAGATCAAGCCACAATGATGGCAGTTATCAGCAAAAATGTCGAAATACAGTGGAAACACGCCTAGCTGGTAGCCTACTTGGGTGATTGCCGAAACCTGCTCATGTGGGGCCAAGTTCAGGACCGATGAACCTGAGCCGGTCAAGCTTGTCCGAGAGTGGAGAAGAAAACACACTTGCCAGGAAGCTGCACCAGAGTCGCGTGACATTGAAACCACAAGCATCATTGGCTTTAGTGCCGATTACAGAGGCACCGGACTAGATCTACCTGCTAAAAAATACGACCCTTGGGAAGATGATGAATAAAAAAAGCTTCCAAAAGTTTATAGATCGCGACAAGTGTTGCAGTCATTGTGGCACTACCGATGACACGCTTATCCCACAGCATCGAGCCAACAGGGGCATGGGTGGCAGTAGAGCCTTAGACAGACCTAGCAACATCATTGTCCTTTGCAGTGCTGCCAACTTTATGCTTGAGTCCAACGCTCGGTTTGCCGAGATGGGCAGGTTATTCGGCTGGAAGCTAGAGCGACACCAGGTTCCAGAGTTTACCCCTGTTTACATGGGTGACGGCTGGTGGCTGTTAGATAACGACTTCAATAGGACACCGGTGCCAAATAACGACATCGAATACTTTTAGGGTGCTAAGGTAAAAACATAACTAAATAAAAAGGCCCCCCTGAGATAACTCAGAAGGGCCGATACCAACAGATCAGGTGTTGGCATCACTCAATTATAGTGTGCCGACTCATTAGAGAAAGGCACATTTTATGTTTAACTGGGAAAATAAAAACCTCGCTGAGGTGCTGTCAATGTACGGCGGAAACATCTTTATGGCAGAGATGGATTACCGAGCTATGGGACTCGATAACGGCCAATGGGTGATGCTGGTCAAAGAGGGCTACGATAACAGAGTCATTAGCCCAACAGTCATGATGCTAATGGCTGAGAGAGCAGCTGCAAGATGAGCATCCAAATTATGAACGCTGTTTGGCGTGAGAGTAAATCAAAAGGCCGAGCCAGATTGGTCCTGTTATCTATCGCTGACCACCAAGGCGAATTAGGTGCATGGCCTTCAATCGAAACCTTGGCTAACATGGTGAACTCATCGCCTAGATCTGTGCAGCGTGACATTCAAGACCTTATCGAGCTGGGTGAGTTAGTTGTCGAGTTTAGATCTGCACCGACCTACGGACCCTACAAAGCCAACCGGTATTTTGTGAACTTGCCAGGGGTGACAGATGGGGTTTCAGAGGTGACAAAAACCGCTTCAGAGGTGACAGATTTGGAGTCAGAGGTGACAGAATCGGCTTCAGAGGTGACAGCAGGTGGCGTGTTAACCCTTAATAGAACCCTAAAAGAAACATTAACTAAACAGGCT